TATAGCTTGGTATAACAGTATTTATCACTACCAGTAAAAACAATAAATTATGTCAAACAAGAACTTCGAATATCTAGGTAATACATTTCAACTTCAACTACTAAATCAAATAATTTTAGACAAAGACTTTTCTGTGTCGATAATAGATGTACTTAATACAAATTATTTTGAAAACCAATACTTCAAAATAATCATCCAAATGGTCAAAGAGTATCATATAAAGTACGATCATACACCATCCTTTGAGACACTAGAACAAATAACAAAGTCTGAGTTACAAAATCAAATGGCTTCTAAAATAGTCTTGGATACAATATCTAAGATTAAAGAAGCTCCATTGGACGGATCTAATTTTGTTCAAGAGAAAGCACTTAAATTCTGTAAACAACAAGAACTACAGAAAGTGATGAAAAAAGCCCAGAAAATTATCGATGGTGGGGAATTTGAAAACTACGATACACTGGAAGAAATGGTAAAAGAGGCTTTAATGGTTGGTTCAAAAGACACATCAATGTTAGATGTCTTTTCAAACATAGACCAAGTTCTTGAAGAAGATTACAGACACCCGATCCCAATGGGAATACCAGGTATTGATAGACTGTTAAAAGGTGGATTAGCTAAAGGTGAAATTGGTGTAATTTTAGCACCAACCGGAGTTGGTAAATCCACAATATTAACAAAGATATCAAACCACGCTTTTAACTTAGGAAAAAACGTACTTCAAATATTTTTTGAGGACAATCCAAAAGTGATCCAACGAAAACACTTTACACTTTGGACAAAAATACACCCAGATGAATTGTCTGAACGTAAAGAGGAAGTAATTAGTAAAGTTAAAAAGATTGAAGAGACAATGGACAACAGATTGGAGTTAAAAAAACTACCCTCTGACACTAAAACTATGTCACAGATAAAGAATGAGATCAGAAAATTAATATCTGATGGTATGAGGGTTGATATGGTGGTTTTAGACTATATAGATTGTGTTGTTCCGGATAAAAACTTAGGTGACGAATGGAAAAGTGAAGGATCGGTTATGAGAGCTTTCGAGGCTATGTGTCACGAACTAAACATTGTTGGATGGACAGCTACACAAGGGAATAGATCATCGATTTCTTCTGAAGTGGTAACTACCGACCAAATGGGTGGATCAATTAAAAAGGCACAGGTAGGTCACGTAATAATCTCAGTAGCTAAGACACTACAACAAAAAGAAATGAAGTTAGCGACAATAGCCATAACAAAATCAAGAATTGGTGATGATGGAGTGGTTTTCGAGAACTGTAAATTTGATAACGCTATGATTGAAATCGACACTGAAAGTTCAATGACCTTTTTAGGGTTGGAAGAACAAAAAGAAGAGAGACAACGATTAAGGGTTAAAGAGTTAATGGAAAAAAGAAAACAAAACAATAACACCAATAATACAATAAATTAAATAAAAAAATTTTAAATCATGGATGTATCACAAAGAATATTAAGTGACATTACTGTTTACATGAAGTACGCTAAATTCTTACCAGAGAAAAATAGAAGAGAAACCTGGGACGAATTAGTTACACGAAATAAAGAAATGCACCAAAAGAAATACCCTAAAATCAAAGATGAGATCGAAGAGGTGTATAAAATGGTGTATGATAAAAAAATATTACCTTCGATGAGGTCATTACAATTTGGTGGAAAACCTATTGAGATATCACCAAATAGGGTCTACAATTGTGCTTATTTACCGATTGACCACACAGACGCTTTCGCTGAAACAATGTTCTTATTGTTAGGTGGTACCGGTGTAGGGTTTTCAGTACAAAAACACCACGTAGATAAATTATCGGAGATTAAAAAACCAAATCCAAGTAGAACCAGAAGATATTTGATTGGTGATTCAATTGAAGGGTGGGCTGACGCTATTAAAGTATTAATGGAGTCATACTTTGGATCTAAATCGTCAACACCAATATTTGATTTTTCAGATATTAGACAAAAAGGGTCTTTATTAGTAACATCAGGTGGTAAAGCACCAGGACCACAACCATTGAAAGATTGTATACACAATATTACAAAAGTTTTGGAAAATAAAACTGATGGAAGTAGGTTAACACCGATTGAAACACATGACATCGTTTGTCATATCGCTGACGCGGTACTAGCTGGTGGGATTAGAAGAGCCGCTCTTATTTCACTATTTTCAGCTGATGATGATGAAATGATCTCTTGTAAATCTGGAAACTGGTGGGAGTCGAATCCACAAAGAGGTAGAGCTAATAACTCAGCGGTATTACTTAGACATAAGGTAACACAAGAATACTTTATGGGTCTTTGGAAACGAATTGAGTTATCCGGAGCTGGTGAACCAGGAATTTATTTATCAAACGATAAAGATTGGGGGACAAACCCATGTTGTGAAATCGGTCTTAGACCATATCAATTTTGTAACCTATGTGAGGTTAACGCTTCTGATATTGAATCACAAGAAGACTTTGAAAAAAGAGTTAAAGGAGCTGCTTTCATTGGTACACTACAGGCTGGATACACAGATTTCCATTACTTAAGAGATGTTTGGAAAAGAACAACTGAGAAAGACGCTCTTATTGGGATTGGTATGACAGGTATTGGATCTGGAGTGGTATTAGGTTACGATATGAAATTAGCCGCTGAAGCTGTTAAAGAGGAAAATCAAAGGGTAGCTAACCTAATTGGTATTAACAAATCAGCTAGAACAACAACGGTTAAACCATCCGGAACCTCATCATTAGTCTTAGGAACATCTTCTGGTATTCACGCTTGGCACAATGATTTCTACTTAAGAAGAATCCGAGTTGGTAAAAATGAATCAATATACCAACACTTAGTGACAAATCACCCAGAGTTAGTTGAAGATGAATATTTCAGACCACATGATACCGCGGTAATAACAATCCCACAGAAAGCACCTGAAGGGTCAATTTTAAGACATGAGTCAGTATTCCAAATGTTGGAACGAGTTAAGAAGGTATCACAAGAGTGGGTAAGAACTGGACATAGAAGTGGTCAAAACACTCATAATGTTTCGGCAACTGTTTCTATCAAAGATGATGAATGGGATTTAGTTGGTGATTGGATGTGGAAAAATAGAAAGTTCTATAACGGATTGTCAGTTTTACCATACAATGGTGGAACATACACACAAGCACCTTTTGAAGATTGTACTGAAGAGGATTTTGAAAGATTGGTAATTACATTAAAAGATGTTGATCTAACAAAAGTAATCGAACTACAAGATAACACTGACCTTAGAGGTGAAGCCGCTTGTGCTGGTGGAGCTTGTGAAATCGTTTAACAGATGAAAGTTACCTGGGGAAACAACGTTACTTTAACTTACCAAGTTTTATTAGCGTACTATAATCTAAGAAAAAAGAATTAAGATGACAGTTAACTCATCAAACGATTGGATACAACAGTTATATGTTCGGGAGATCACCAAAAAGACTCCCGAACCTGACTTTTATAAGGATAAGTTTGGTAATATTGTAATGACAGAATCATTCCACATAAAACGAGGAAAGTGTTGTGGATCCGGTTGTAAACACTGTCCTTACGAACCATTATACCAAAAAGGAAGTACTAATTTAAAGGAATCACTGAGAAATCAGTGATTTTTTTTATTTATATAAAATATCTGAATACTATATTTATTAGATATGTCTAACGGTATAACATATGGTATAACATTTCCCTTTAGGGATTCTTTTGTTGGGAGGTATCTTGACGCTTCAGATACTATTGATGAAGAAATTAGAAATAATCTAATTCATCTTTTATTAACTAGAAAGGGTAGTAGATATTTTTTACCAGATTTTGGTACAAGATTATATGAATATATATTTGAACCATTGGATGGACCAACATTTAGTGATATTGAGTTTGAGATTAGAGATTCGGTTGAAAAATACATACCAGGTATACTTATAACAAACATAAAAATAACTGACGCTTCGTTAGGTTTGGAAGACAAAGGTACTTATATTACGGATTCTGGTGAGAGAGAATTTAAGGTAACCAATATAGGTGATAGAGAACACACCGCTAAAGTTAGAATAGACTATAGAATAACCAATCAAGCTTTAGAAAGCAGTGATTTTGTAATTATTAACATATAACATGGCTGAAAAGAAAATATCGTACACAACAAGGGATTTCCAGGGGATAAGAACTGAGTTGATTAATTTTACTAGAACTTATTATCCAGACCTAATTCAAAATTTTAACGACGCTGGTATTTTTTCAGTGATGTTAGATTTAAATGCTGCGGTAACCGACAACCTAC